TGGGAGCCCAAACACGCAGACAAAATCGATACAAAGCTGCGGCAGTCGAATCTCGGCCTCACTATCGTGTTGTCGACGACGGCGGGCCAGCCGCGCCGCTACCTTGGACCCGGCATCGTTGTCTCGCTGCATGCGCTCGCTAAGGACGTCAACGGGAAGGTGTCGATCGATCTCACGCCGGTCGATGCAGAGATTCGTCGTCGGCAATCCGAGGCGTCCGTGATCGACACGCCGCGTTTGATCAAGGACGACGCACGCAGCGGCACGCTGCACGGGCCGTGGCCCGATCCGTGGACGCTGACCAAGAAGGAATGGCTCGATGTGGTCGAGGTGTTCGTCAAAGGATGGACATCCGGACGACGCAAATGGTCAAAGGCTCAAATCGAGTCTGCATCGGGTGTTTCATTTCGCACAATGGCCGAACTGTTCCGAGGCGCACCGGAATGGCAAACGTATTTCCGTGGTGCAGATGGAAATGCCAAACCCCGAATTTGGGAACTGAATATCGGCACCCCCGACTATCTGGGCTCCGCGCAAGCCACTGGCGACGAGCCAGCGGAATCCGAATTGGCTTGAGGGACTCGCCCTTGTAATTTCCGCGTGATTTCTGCGTGAAGGCTGCGAAATATCGCAAGCCCTGCGGCGAGAAAGTAGGAGCACCCCAACGAAAGGAGTGCTCCTCATGCAAAACCAAGTCCCTTCCATTCAATCCGGCCGGAACCTGATCCGGCCCCTTCCGGACGGTGCGCCCCGCATCGCCATCGACGAAAACGAACTGGCCATTCGCTGGGGACTTTCCGTCAAGACCCTGCGCCGCTGGCGGCAAGAGCAGCTTGGCCCGGTCTTTTGCAAGCTCGGCGCCAGCGTTCGGTACCAGATCTCTGCCATCGAGCAATACGAGCGCCAAGTCGCTCGGTTCTCGACCTCTGCACGTGCATACCAGTGAGGGGCCGGTCATGACTGATCTGACTATCTTTCCCGCTGACATCGCCGAGATGTCGATTGCCCAACTGGCCAGCTTGCCGATCCAGCAACTCTACGAGATTGACACCAACCTTGATCAGGCCATCGCCTGGCTCAAGAGCGCGCGCACCAAGGTGGACGCCGCCCTGGAGCAACGATTCGGTGTCCAGGGACGTGAGGCCCTGCGCGATACCGGGCGTGATTTCGGTACCGCCCACCTCAAGGCCGAAGGCTTACACGTCAAGTTCGAGCTGCCCAAGAAGGTGTCATGGGACCAGAAAAAGCTCAAAGCCATCGCCGAGCGCATCGTCGCTTCCGGAGAAGCCGTCGAGAGCTACCTCGACGTGAAGCTGGCGGTGCCTGAGTCCCGTTACACCAACTGGCCGCCGGCGCTGCAGCAGCAGTTTGCCGATGCCCGCACGGTCGAGGCCGGTAAGGCCACGTTCCAGCTGTCATCTGACTGGGAGGGTTGATCATGAACCAGCAACTTGTCCCCTTTGACTTTGAAGGTCGCCCCGTCCGAGTCGTGACGGATTCACAAGGTGAACCATGGTTTGTCGCAGCCGACGTCTTGGCAACCATCGGTCTTGATCGCAAGGCACTTGAGCGTCTGGATGAAGATGAGAAGGGTGTGAGTTCAATTCACACCCCCGGCGGCGGCCAAGAGATGACCACGGTCAACGAGCCCGGGCTCTACACCCTGGTGCTTGGCAGTCGCAAAGCCGAAGCTAAACGCTTCAAACGGTGGGTCACCCACGAAGTATTGCCCTCGATCCGCAAGACGGGCAGCTACGCCGTTCCCGGAGCGCTCGCCAGTCTGCCCGCTCCCACACAGGACCGCGTTACCGCGCTGCTCCTGATCGGCGAAGCCGTGGCCAAAGTGCCTGGGGTCAAGGCTGGCATTGCCATGGCCGCAACGCTGACCTGCATCCAGGAGAACACGGGCTTGGCTGTCGAGACCTTGCGGCGGACGCTGCCAGCCGCCAACGAGCCCATCTGCTCGCTCAACGCCACCCAGCTCGGAAAACTCGCTGGCCTGTCCGCTAAGGCCACGAATCGGCGTTTGGCAGCCTTGGGTCTGCAGAACCGCAACGATCGCGATGAATGGGAGCTGACCGACGCTGGTGAAGCCTGGGCTGAGGCCATGCCGTATTCCAGAAATGGTCACAGCGGCTACCAGATCCTCTGGAACCCGACAGTGGTTGAGCAACTGCGGGAGGTGGCGTGATGGCACTCCCGATCATCTCCGCATCACAGCGCTTGGCAGAAAAGCAAGGGGTCAAGCTGGTGCTGCTGGGCAAGTCCGGCATCGGCAAAACCACCCAGCTCAAGACCCTGCCCGAGGACCGCACGCTGTTCGTTGATCTGGAGGCCGGCGATCTCGCGGTCAAGGACTGGCATGGCGACTGCGTGCGTCCTGCCACCTGGCCCGAGTTTCGCGACCTGGTGGTTTTCCTGGCTGGCCCCAACCCAGCGTTGCCCGCCGATGCCCCGTATTCGCAGGCGCACTTCGACCATGTGTGCGAGCGCTACGGCGACCCGTCCCAGCTGGCCAAGTACGACACCTACTTCGTCGACAGCATCACGGTGCTGGCCCGCCTGGCGCTGATCTGGGCCAAGGTCCAGCCACAGGCGATGTCTGAGCGCACTGGCAAGCCCGACACCCGCGGAGCCTATGGCCTCCTGGGCCAGGAAATGCTCACTGCGCTGACCCACCTGCAGCACGCCCGGGGCAAGCACGTCGTGTTCGTCGCCATCCTGGACGAGAAGCTCGATGACTTCAACCGCAAGGTTTTCGTACCGCAGATCGAGGGCTCCAAGACTGCAGCCGAGTTACCCGGCATCGTCGACGAGGTGGTGACCCTGGCCGAGATCAAGGCTGAGGACGGCAGCAGCTACCGCGCCTTCATCACCCACACGCTCAACCCCTACGGCTACCCCGCCAAGGACCGCTCCGGCCAGCTCGACCTGCAGGAGCCGCCGAACCTGCGCGCGCTCATCGACAAGTGTGCCGCCGCCACCCGTCCATCCCATCCGGTTTTCACATCCCAAACACCCAAGGAGTAATTCATGTCCGCCTGGAACGATTTCAACGACGCTGAACAGCAGCAATCCTTCGACCTCATCCCCAAAGGTACCGTGGCCAAGGTCCGCATGACCGTCAAGCCCGGTGGCTATGACGATCCCAGTCAAGGCTGGGTGGGCGGGTACGCCACCCAGAGCTTTGAGACCGGCAGCATCTTCCTGGCCTGCGAGTTTGTGGTGCTCGAAGGTGAATTTGCCAAACGCAAGCTGTGGTCCAACATCGGCCTGCAAAGCCCCAAGGGCCCGACCTGGGGCAACATGGGTCGCACCTTTGTGCGCGCCGCCCTGAACTCGGCCCGCAACGTTCGCCCCGACGACAACACCCCTCAGGCCGCTGCCGCACGCCGTATCCAGGGCTTTCATGAACTCGATGGCCTGGAGTTCGTCGCCCGCATCGATATCGAAAAAGACGGGCGCGGCGAATCGAAGAACGTCGTCAAGATGGCCGTCGAGCCGGGCGAGCCTGAGTACGCGGCCGTGATGGCTGGCGCAGGGGGCATCCCCAACCGTACGGTTGGGACTCCGACCCCAGTCCCAACCGCACATCCAGCCACGGTTTCAACCGCAGTCCAGCCCACAGCGGCTGGGCGCCCCGCAGTGTCCGGCAAGCCGGCCTGGGCGCAGTGAGGGGGGTGAATGAAATGCTGGGTCTGTTCCCGACAGGCCCGGGGGTACGGCCATACCGACAACCGGCATGGCATCGGCAATCCCCGGCGCTACCCCATCGACTGGGTGTTCTGTTCCCGTCGCTGCCAGGACGCGTTCCATCGCATGTACGGCCACTGGGCAGATGCCCAGAAGTTCGGCAAGGAGGTCGAGATGATTAACGCCTCTGACATCGAACGCGCTGCCATGCGCCAGTGTCTCAAGGCCTTCGGTGAGGCTGCCGGCGAGATTGGCTTTGCCAAACCCCTGGGTGACTACTCCGAGGCCGAAGCGCTGCAGGTGATCGACGCCATCGTTACTGGCTACACGGATGCCATGGCCGCCCACCACGAGGCCAGCAAGTATCCACCGGTGCGCGGCATGCCACCCGCCCCGGATCCGCT